CAGAAATCTGATGCGGCTTGGAATACATTGACAGCCCTATTCCAGGAGCGTGTCGAGTCCGGGCTCGACATGCCTTCTGATATCTTTAATACGTGGATTAAAGATAAGACTAAAATAACCCGAAAATAATGGAGAAACGATAATGAGTAATGAAGTAGTGGCTAAAAAAGACACTGGATCACTTGCCTTGTTTGGTAATGATGCAGCAAAAGGTTTTGAGAATATGACGCAGGAAGATCTTGCGTTACCTTTTCTTCGAATCTTGGGACAACTATCACCGCAGGTAACTGAAGGTGATGCAAAGTATGTAAGTAATGCGAAGCCTGGCATGATTTACAATACTGTTACCAGCGAATTATTTGATGGTAAAAAAGGTATCAAGATAATTCCTTGTTACTATAAAAAGGATTTTCCTGAATGGTCAGATAGAGGGGATGGGCCTGGAGCACCAGTTGCTATTCACCTACCTAACAGTCCGGTAATCCAAACAGGTAAGAGAGATGGATCTAAAATTAGATTACCTAACGGTAACTATTTAGAAGAAACAGCTTCTTACTATGTTATGGCTGAAACAAAAACAGGTGGATTTACACCTGCGTTGATTACAATGAAATCAACACAACTTAACGTTAGTAAGAAATGGAATTCAATGATGAAGACCATACAAATTCCTGACGGTAAGGGTGGTTTTGCAATACCACCAATGCATGGGGTAGTTTATAATCTAGCATCAACATTACAAAAGAACGACAAAGGTTCTTGGTATGGTTGGGTTGTAAACATGGATAGAATCATGGGAGCAGACGATAAGTCTTTATACTTAATGTGTAAAGATTTTAACGGTAATGTTTCCAAGGGTAACGTGCAAACAAAAGCAGATGTGGAAGAGATCACTAAAGACAATGCTCCTTTTTAAGTATTGTGTTTAGTATAAGGGGCCTAGCAATAGGCCCCACAACAAAAATAGAAAGAAGTTTTAATGAAAGATAAGTTTAAAGAAATATTTGAGGGGTTAAAAATAGCTTATGGTCAATATCAAAAAGGTGAGCGTGGTGAAAATGGTAAACAAGGTGGTAAGGCATTTATTGTTAGAGGTAATGTTACAGATGATCTTTGGGAAAATCATCTCAAAGGTAAAGGACCTGCTCTTGGTATTATACCGATTACCGAAAATAATACTTGTAAGTGGGGTTGTATTGATATTGACGAATATAATTTTAATCATGCTTTACTTATATCTAACATACGTGAATTAAAACTTCCTTTAATTGTGTGTCGCTCTAAATCTGGGGGAGCACATGTATTTTTATTTACCAAAAAATTTATACCTGCTTCTTTAATGCAAGGAACATTAAAGAAAATGGCAAAGATATTAGGATATGAGGGATGTGAAATCTTTCCTAAACAAACAGAAATATTAGTGGAACGTGGTGACACTGGTAATTTCTTAAACTTACCTTACCACAATGAAATGAAAGGGTTACGATATGCTATCAACGATAATGGTACCGGTTGTACACTTGAGGAATTTTATAAGCTCTATGATGTTTATGCTTGCGAAACAGAAGACCTCAAAGAAATTAAAATTGAAGAAAAGAAAATCGAAGAAGCGTTCAAAGATGGGCCTCCTTGCTTAAATAAATTAGCTTCCACAGGGTTTGGAGAAGGATCTAGAAATAATGCATTATTTAATATTGCAGTTTATTTTAAGCAATCTAATCCAGATACCTGGGAAGATGAAATTGTAAAAGCAAACATAGAATATATGACTCCTTCATTAAGTAATAATGAAGTTCAACAATTGATTAAATCAGTTAATAGAAAAGGTTATGATAAATATAGATGTAAAGATGCTCCTATTAATTCAGTATGTCAATCAAGTCTATGTAGATTAAAAAAATATGGAGTTGGTTTTGGGGAAGAAGAAATGCCAATACTAGGTAACCTGACAAAGTATGCATCTAAACCACCACAATGGTTTTTAGATGTAGGGGAAAATAGAATTGAATTAAAGACAGAGCAATTATATATGCCAGGACTATTTGCACTAGCATGTTTAGACCAGGCTAATTTAGTTATTCCTATTCCTAAACCAAAAGATTGGAAACAACATTTTTTAAAACCAATGATGAATAATTTACAAGAGATTGAACCATTAGAATCTTTAGATCCAATTAATGAGATAACTTCTTTATTACAAGATTGGACTACAAATAGACAATCGGCAAGAACTATGGATGATATTTTAAATAAACTTCCCTACACAGATGAGAATAGAGAATTTACTTATTTCAGAAGAGAAGACTTTTATAGTTTTTGTAAAAAGAATAATTGGGAACATGATAAAATTAAAACAGGAAATTATCTTACTCAATTAGATTGTTTTGTGGAAGAGTTTAGACCTAACATAAAAAATCAACAACCAAGAGTTATTAAAATTAAAACAATGAAGAAGATAGATGCTTCTGTTTCTAAAATAAAATATCAGCAAGATGACTTCTAGTATAGGAATTAATTGGCGTTTAAAATTAACTCAAAAAATTGATTGCTTATCTAAACAAGTAGATAAATTAAGTACAAGAAATAAATTTTTAGAAAATAAATTAAGAAAATATAGAAATGAAAACAATAATACTAGGACCACCGGGAACGGGAAAAACAACGACACTATTAAATTTAGTGGACGAGTTTATTCAACAAGGAATTAGGCCTAAACAAATAGGTTATTTTTCTTTTACAAAGAAGGCTGCAAGAGAAGCAGCTAATCGTGCGTCTGAAAAATTTGGATTAGATGTAGAAACAGATTTAGCTAACTTTAGAACATTGCATTCATATGCATTTAGAATGTTGGGTATGAGTAGAGAAAAAATGATGAAGACAGAAGATTATAAAGAGTTTGGTCAAAAATGTGGCATACCTATTAAGACTGCAAACTTTTCAGGAGAGGACGGAACCTTTAATTCAGATAATGAATATCTTACTATTATCAATACAGCGGCTGTTAAGAGAATGGATCTATTAGATTATTATGATTCTAGAAAAAACTTATTAGATATAGAGCGGAATACTTTATTCTTACTTTCAGAGGAACTCAAGAGATTTAAAAAAGAAAAAGAACTTAAAGATTTCAATGACTTATTGGAAGATTTTATTGCAAAAGAAATTAGTCCAAGCTTTGAAGTATTGTTTATTGATGAAGCACAAGATCTATCTTTAATACAATGGGAAATGGTTAGATCCCTTTGGAGCAATTCTAAAAAAACTTATATCGCAGGGGATGATGACCAGGCTATTTTTAAATGGGCCGGTGCAGATGTAGATCACTTCATTGCATTAAAAGAAGAGGTGGATGATATTAAAACATTAGAACAATCTTATCGTATTCCAGGTGGACCTATTCATGAACTGTCACAAAAAATAATAAGCAAAGTACAAAATAGATTTGATAAACAATATAAGCCAAGACATGAAGTGGGAATTTTAAAAAGATATTCTGACATTACTCAAGTAGATATGAGTCAGGGAAATTGGTTAGTGTTATCTTCAGCAAATTATTTTTTAGATGATGTAAAAGAATTATGTGAGTTAAGAGGTTGGTATTATCAATACAAAGGACAAAACTCTATTAGTTTAAAATTATTATTAGCATTAAATAATTGGGAAGCATGGAGAAAAGGTTGTTATTTAAACAATTTAGAAATAAAAAATATCTATGAATACCTGGGTGCAAACGTATTAGAAGGTTTTAGAAAAGGAAAAACATTACATGCTGAAACTAAATATACATTAAAAGAATGTATAGAGCAGTATGGTTTGTTAACAGATAAGGTTTGGTATGAATCATTTGAGGGTTTAGATACTCTCACAGAAAACTACATTCGTAATATGAGGGCGAATGGAGAGATGATAAATAAAAATCCTCGTATCATAATGTCAACTATACATGGAGCTAAAGGAGGAGAAGCGGATAAAGTTTTATTGTTACAAGATTTAACTAACGCAGCACTTGAAACATTTGCACACGATCCAGACGAATTACATCGTTTGTTTTATACGGGTGCAACAAGAGCGAAGCGTGAATTACATATTGTGGACCCAAAAAACTTTGACCGTGCTTATTTAATATGACCAATAAATCAATGTTTGATAAAATAATAAATGCATCTGAACGTCAAGAGGGAGGAACTCATTATAATAAATATAGTATTCAACCCTATGCATTTACAAGAAGCAATAACTTGTCTTTTTTTCAAGGCAATGTTATTAAGTATGTGGTTCGTTACAAAGATAAAAATGGTATTGAAGATTTGAAAAAAATTATTCATTACTGTGAATTAGAAATTGAAGAAATGAAAAAGGAAGAGAAATGAGAAGTACCCAAATACCCTTATTCAGTCCGGATACGGAATGGGTAATGCCTGATGAACTACGCGATTTGCGCGGTCATAAAGAAATAGCAATTGATTTAGAAACCAATGACCCGGAGTTAATAACTCTCGGATCGGGGAACGTGGTTGGACGTGGTCATGTTGCAGGTATCGCTATTGCTGTAGAAGGTTGGTCTGGTTACTATCCTATTCAACATGAACTTGGAGGAAATTTAGATAAGAAATTAGTTTTATCATGGCTCCAAGATATGTTTAATCAAGAAGATACTACCTTTATTTTTCATAATGCAATGTATGATGTGTGTTGGCTACGGTCTATGGGCCTAACAATCAAAGGTAAAATTGTAGATACCATGATTGCAGCATCTTTGATTGATGAAAATAGAATGTCTTATCGTTTAGATACATTAGCAAAATTTTATGTTGGTTTAGGTAAGGATGAAAAAATATTACAAGAAGCAGCAAAAGATTATGGCCTGGACGCAAAAAAAGATATGTGGAGATTGCCTGCTCTTTTTGTTGGACAGTACGCGGAACGTGATGCGGAAGCTACGTTAAAACTTTGGCAACGATTAGATACAGAACTTCACAACCAAGAATTAATGGATATATTTAATTTAGAAACAAAATTATTTCCATGTTTAGTAGACATGAGATTCAAAGGTGTAAGAGTTGATTTAGAAAAAGCTGAAAATATTAAAAATAATTTAATGCAACGTGAAGCTAAAATAGTCAATAAAATCAAAGAGTTAACTGGTATTGAAGTAGAAATACATGCGGCAAGATCTATTGCAAAAGCATTTGATAAATTACAATTACCATACGACAGAACAGAAAAAACAAGTGAACCAAGTTTTACAAAAAACTTTTTACAAAATCATCCACATGAATTACCAAAATTAATTGCAGATGCCAGAGAGATTAATAAAGCGCATACAACTTTTATAGATTCTATTACCAAGCATGCAGTCAAGGGAAGAATACATGCAGACATAAATCAAATTAGATCTGATCAAGGAGGAACTGTTACAGGTAGATTTTCTATGAGTAATCCAAACCTACAACAAATTCCTGCAAGGCATCCAGAATTGGGTCCAATGATACGATCTATATTTATTCCAGAGGAAAAATGTAAATGGGGTTCCTTTGACTACTCACAACAAGAACCAAGAATTTTAGTACACTATGCCAAGTTACAAAATTTAGAGGGAGTGGATGAAATTGTAGATGCATATAATGCAGGGGACGCAGACTTTCACCAGGTAGTTGCTGATATGGCGGGTATTGAACGTAAACAAGCTAAAACAATTAATTTAGGTTTAATGTATGGAATGGGTAAAAATAAATTAATGTCTGAATTAGGATTGATGAAAGAATCTGCAGAAAAATTAATTAAACAATATCATATGAAAGCACCTTTTGTTAAAAAGCTTATGGATAATGTAACCAGGAAAGCAGAGAACTACGGTAAGATTAGAACGTTAGGCGGAAGAGCCTGTCATTTTGATTTATGGCAACCTACTCAATTTGGTGTGTTTAAACCTTTACCATTAGAGCAAGCAAGAAAAGAATATGATGAGCCTTTAAAAAGGGCCTTTACTTACAAAGCTTTAAACAAATTAATTCAAGGATCTGCTGCTGACATGACTAAAAAATCTATGGTAGCTTTATATGAAAATGGAATTATTCCTCATATTCAAATACACGATGAGGTGGACATTTCTGTATCATCTGATAAACAGTCAGAACAGATTATAGAAATTATGGAATCTGCTGTGACTTTAAAAGTACCCAATAAAGTAGATTATGAAAAAGGAGATAATTGGGGAGACATTAAATAATGTCTTATCTCAATGCAAATATCCCACCTATCTACTGCAATGTAAGGAAGGAATATCTTTATGACTTTAAACAACATCATGGTGAAAGTGAAGAGTGTGTTATTTTTGGTTTGGCAAGCATTACAGGGCGTGCCTTATTATTTCACATCCTGCTCCCGAACGGTGCGGTCTACTATCGATTGCCTATCAGCGCGTTTTTCCAAAAACGTTTTTCTAGATCCGAAGTGCCCGATATGTCAATTGACTCGTTACAATTGTGGAATTGTTTTAGTTATTATCCTGCTATTACTACTTTTGATTTTTTAGGGGGACAACGTGGAAAATTCTTGGACAAAAGTAAAAAGTTTCTTGAAGCTGAATATTGCTTTACTGTTGATTGGGCATCGCCTGAAAGTAATATCTTGGATACAGATCATAGCGAAGTACCTCAAGAGCACAAGTGTGCACATGTTTTGGCTCTTCATAACGGTAATTATGCAGCTATGCCTAATAATCGTATTTTGTGGAACATTCCTCATTATACTACTTCTAGTACCATTCCAGATTATAAAGTCCAAACTACAGTCTGGAACGTAGAAAACAAAGGTTGGATAACAGAGGATAGTGATGTTATGTTCTATGATATTAATGAAACGTAAAAAGAAAACTAAAATAAAAGAAGAAGAAAATATTTTTGGATTTGAAGTAGATGTTGCTAAAGGTGTTTGTCCTTACTGTAAAGAAAATACTGTTTTAATATCTATTGTTAAAAATTATTATCGTTGTGGAACTTGCGGAGAGGATACAGAACAATATATAAATGGTTCTATTAAATATTTACCTTTAAATATAAAAATAGGAGATCTAAAATTACATGGCGAAAAAAAGTAAAGACGCAGTTTTTTTACAAAGAAAAAATATCAAAAGGCCTGGTAGGCATTCAAAAAAACACAAGGGGCCCAAAAGATCAGAACGCGGCCAAGGTCACCCAGGTTAATAATTGCTGCCCGCCCTGAAGAAATCAGGACGAGCAAACAAAAGGTGTGAGAAGAGAATTTCTTTATACCTTAAAAATTAATTAGTTGCAAGGACTTGTTTTTGTGTTATAACTTCCCATATAAAACAAACAACAAAACAGAAAGTGAGAAACAAATGGCAGATCCAAATAAATTCAAATCAGTATCCGTACCTATAGAAACCTATAAGAAGCTTAACTTTTTAGCGGATGGAAAGTTTTTAGACGCACAGCTTACGATTAGTAAAACAATCGAAGCACTTGCTTCTAGAGCGGCAAAAAAATTAGGTTACAAAAATGGTAATGGCAAATCATGAGTCAAAATATTATTTGTCCGGAGTGTAAAGGTAATGGTTTTGTGTGGGTAACTGCACCAGAACCAAAAAAAGATAGGTGGGCAATTGATTGTAAGCATTGCGATAACCAGGGTGAATTAAAAACAAACGAAGAGGAAAAAATATGAAACATATCGTAGGTTATTATTGGGACGGAAAGGAACATTATGTTATTTACCAAGATGAAGACGGTAATACGAACATGGTTTTGGAATCAAATTAGTAACCTAGGTTGTTACTTATCAAATGTAAGTTGGAGAAAATTGTATCGTGACTACCAATCCAGTCGCAAAGCACTTAAATAAATTTAATAAGGCGAAGCGCATTGAAGATAAAAGATATAAAAAACAATTAAAACGAATGGAGAAAGAAGTACA